AATTCATAAAAACTTGCAACTGTTTTGAAAATAGTGCAGAATTAGAAAGAAATAAAATCAATAATAGAGACAATTATGACACAAGCAATTTATGCTGCGCCACTAGTGGATGGAAGAGATTATCGCTGGTGGGTAGGGCAAGACAATAACGTATGGGCTAATATCGAAGGTCGTGGGGTAATGAACCTCGGGCAAGCTTCTGGCGTTTATAAGAATAGAGCGCAAAACCAAGGCCTCGATGAGAGCAAATATATCGCAGATCCGAATGCATCAGCAAAAAATAGTACAGCTGATAGTAACACGTATTCTACTACCCGTGCTTCTGGCGGTTCTGGTGGCTCTAATGCACAAGAAGAAGCGATAAAAGCTAATATGCGAAATATCTACGACCGACAAATTGGTGACATTAATAGCAATATCGATTCTTTACAAGGCCAGCTCGACAATGCTTTAGCAGGAGTAAAAAACGAGTACAACACCTATAAAAACGAACAACAATCATCTTATGACGCTAACAAGAACGACTACGATACAAAGACGTTGCAAAATCGACAGGATTTACGGACCAATCGCAATGAGATAACCGATCGTGCATCTAAAGGACTACGTGGGATGCTTCGCATATTAGGGGCTATGGGCGCAGGTGGTGGCTCCGAAGCCCGTTATGAAATACCACAGATGGTGACAGAACAAGCTAACTCAGAGTTTAACAATGCTGGGCAAACCTACGCTCGCAACCAACAAGATAACGATACTAACTGGAATAATTATGTAAACCAGTTCGAAAACGACAAAAAGAAACTTGAAGACTGGTACAACGGACAAGTCAAATCCAAGAGACAAGAAAGCGAAGAAAGAAGACAATCTCTCCTAGCCGATCTAGTCACAGCTTACGGCAACCGTGCGCAATACGGTGGTGATTATGGTAACAGCATCAACGACGCTTACAACCGCATCGCGGAGTCACGTAACAGAGCCACCGACCTAGGCAGATTCACTCCTACAAAGTACACTGGTATGACTGCTGTATACAATGCGCCAGACCTTGCAAGCTATGACACTGGTAAAACTAACTTAACTACCGAAGTAGTAGATTCCAATACAAGCGCAACTTCACCGCTTCTAGTGGCACTACAAGGACTTAACAGGAAGAAAAACACTAGCCCATACGCTAACAGATTGGAGGCTTAACAATGGCTGAATTGTTGAGATGGTCTGCAGGGATGGCACTCCCGAAGAAGAAGGAAGAAAACCAGCTCGGTGGTAGTTTACCAACTTTTTCCATCAAAAACCCTTTTCAGATAACGCAGGCCATCAACAATCAAATCCGAGCCAATAAAGTTAATGGGTTTAACACCTCAAATGTTAGATCCAATAATTTCTCAAACAATAGCAACTTCCAACAGCAAAACGACTTCCAGGCACAACAGGCCGAGCAACAGCGTCGTCAGCAGGAAGAACAAGAGCGACGTCAACGTCTCGAACAAATGCGTCGCCAACAGGAAGAGCGTCAACGCCAAGAGCAAGAACGAAGAGCCCAGGAGCAACAAGCTAGACAACAAAAGCAACAACAGCTCCTAAGCTCTAGTCTTGGTGGTGGCAATCTGCTCAATAATACAAGTGTAGGCGACCGTAGGGCTGGTATGCCGCAAAATTCAAGCCGTGGCGTACTTGGAATGCTTAGCAACCAGAATAATCTAGATCGACGCTTAAATCCTGTCAAAACAGAGAGCGACAAGAACTACGACAAATGGCTAAGCACCACTAGTATGGACGACCTATCTAAAGAGTTAGATAAAGCCAGAGCCGACAACAACACTGACTGGATCCGAAGAATACAGCAATACTCTGGCAAAAGCACCAATGACATTGATATCTATAAGAAGCAAGTTGGAGCGCAAAACAGCGAACTTAACCTCGGACGTTCAGCTGCCACAGACCTTCGCAACGTCAATGACACCAAAACTTACGATAATCTTGACGTAAACGATAGCGACAATATGCGCTTCTTTGGCCGCCAAAACCTCCTCAAAAAGACTTTCAAATCAGCGTTAGGTGATAATGCCAATGTTAGTGGTATGAGTTACCACGATGTTATCAACGCTTATAACAACGCTTCTGGGGACCAGCAGGCAGACATCAAGAAGGCTATCGCAGACGAAATAGTAGATCAGAAAAAGTATGTTAAGCAAGGCAACCAAGAATCGCTAAAGACAATCAGCTACCTGGCCGACCTAAATGCACTACTAAACCAATATGGCAATGAAAAAGGCAAAAGCTTCGGCAAGCAAGTTGGTGACTGGCTCTCTACTGGTGGGTTTATCGGTAATATCGGCGGTAACGCTCTGACTGAGGCGCTTGGCAACATAACTGGTACTGAAGATAATGCAAAAACATACCTTGAAAAACAGCAAAACACAAGAGACGATTTAGGCATAGTAGGCGCTGCAGATGCGGCTTTGACTGGCATATCGAATACTGCTCTAAACCTTGGCACTGGCGGTTGGTGGGGTATAGGGAATGCTGGCGTAAACACGGCAAACACCATCAACAGTTTAGACGACAAAGTACTTGATTTTGACGATTACGGTAAAGCATCACTTCGGGACAAGAAACAAGGCGAACAACTATCAGAACTGGGCAGTACGGCCATAAACGATCTATTCGCAGTAGCTGGTAAAGCTGGCGTAGGCCCTGGACTTGGCAGAGGCTCACTCAAAGACATAGCTAAATACGCATGGCAAGAGCCGTTATGGGCTGGCGGTACCACCTTGGCACAAGAAGGCTTTAGTAACTTAGGCAAAGGAAAAGACTTTGGTGACTATGACTGGGGTAAAGTAGGCCAGAGCTTCGCTGCTAATCTCGGCCAAGATATTGGTATGGACTTATTCAACCTTGGTAGAGGTAGAGCACAAACTAAAATTGCACAACAGCAATCTGATGGCTCACTCCTGAAAGGTCTACAAGAAGGTAATTTGCGACGCCAAGAAGACGGAACTCTGGCAAAAGTTAATCCAGATGGCACTACTTCAAGACTAAGCGATTCTGAACTAGCAAGAGTAATAGCTTCACAGTCTAACGGAGCCAAAGATAACAATATGGACGGGATTTTGTCACGAAGATCTGACAACGACGGAGACGGAATGGTCGATAGGCGATCTAGAGTCAAAGCTGGAGTAGAAGAGCTAGGACGAACAATCACTGGGCAAAATCGGTTACAGCCTGCGTTTGCTGGAGCAGGAGAAACGCCTGAATATAACAGTGGCAATTCTAAACCTAGTGCTGGGAATAAAACACGCTCCGAGATGACCATTAAACCAGGAGCTGCCCCTGATGGCGGCCCATTAGTGGTGGGAGACAACGAATCTCCTAAAACTGTCGAGGGCGCCTCATCTTATGCAAGAGAAAAAGTTAGACCATTACAGGGTAAAAATGTCGAGTTTGGTGATACAGGTATTAAATCGACAATAAATGCAACCACTCGTAAAAAACTAGGTGGACGGAATAGCGGTTCTTCCGATGCGGATTATCTTGCAAAAGTAGGAATGGCAGGAAATATCGACGAGTTAGCTCAAACTGCACGAAATGTAAGATTGGACTATAACAGAAAACCGTCTAGCAAACCTAACGTAGATGGCTATATGTATGGCGATTCGTTTTATCGAGATACTGAAGGAAATATTTACAAACCAAAAGTAGAAGCTGAGATACGAGGGGATGACTTAAAAATCTATGATCTGACAAATACAAAAAAGCTACACGGCGAGACTAATAAAAGTCTCAAACCAGGCGACCAAACCCTGGATGACCGTGTAGCAAAGGTCAATAAGAGTATAGCACAAAATGACGAAAATGTCAATAATAGCGTAACCAGAATAGCTGATTTAGGTTCTGATATATCTAAAGAAGTCGACAACAAAACTAAAAAAGCTATCAAAAATGCTTCTGACATGGCCAACGAACACCCTCTAGGTGGCACGACTAAGCTTGTCGACTCTTCTGAAGTAGAAGGCAGTGGCCCAGAAAGAAGAAAAGTCTTAAACTTCTCTGGTCTGGAAGATCCAGTAAAAGACGCTCTAAAGAGTGGCAAAAAGATGACTACTCAAGAGTTCTTTAAGGCTAACAATATCGAATCTAATGATTTAACTGCCCTCAAGCAAAACTATCCAAATGAAGTAGCGGCAGCACAAAAACTAATCAAAGCTGGCGTAACTCCAGAAACCTTTGATAGCAAAGTATTCAATAGTGATGGCTCTCGCAAAACTGCATACAAAGGCCAAGAAATCCCTCCAATGCGAGCAATCTTTGAGATGGCCTATAACTACAACAAAGTTACCGATGTTGGCTCGGCAAAAGACCAAAAGAGAGCGAACATCTTTAGCAGCGATAGTATCAAAGAAAACACTATGGGCGAAAGTAGTCTTGCTAAGAATATGAGCAACAATGAAGCATTTTCAGAGAAGACTAGGAATAAACTTGCTGGCGATCCAGTAGAGTACAAACCTACTACCAATGAGGAAAGATTAGCTAGAGCTAACGAAATCCTAAGCACCAAGAGCCTAGACGAAGTAGATAGTTACTTAAGAGATAACTACTTCAACACGGCCGACAGGAACCGTAACAGTGGTGATACAGTGCTTGCTGGTGAATTTGCAAAGATGCTAGACGCAGACGGCCAATATGGACGAGCCACAGAGATAATCAATAAAATGTCTGAAATCGCCACGAAGCAAGGCCAGCAAATTCAGGCTCTATCTATCATGTCTAATCGCAGCCCAGAAGGTATTGCAAATATGGCACAAACTGCAATCCAAAAGGGTGGCGGCAAGGTGGACGGTGAGCTTAGAAAACAAATCCTATCCAATACTCAAGACATCGGCAAAATTAGAGCCAAGATGGCAGAGCTTAACACTGAGAATAGCGACATATCTTACAAGATAATGAACGGCGAAGGCGATCTACCTGCTCTACGTAAGAGACAGATGGAAATTGGTCAAGAATACAGAACTTGCCTAGACCAAGAAGGTAGAAGCTTTGCAAAACTATCTGAGACGGTAAACAACAATAGTCCGAGAGACAAATCTATCTTTGGCTCCGTTTGGCGTGCAGGGTTACTCTCTGGGCCAAGGACTCATGTAGGTAACGCAGTATCTAACACCTTCCAGAACGCTTTGAACGCTGGTGCTGATAGAATCGCAGCTGGTCTAGACTGGGCACGAACTAAAATCACTGGTGGTGAGCGTGAAGTGGTTTCGAGCGCTGGTGGACGTGGTAAAGGCCTCAAACGTGGTTTAAGTGCCGCTGGCGAAGTAATGAAGACTGGTACAAACCTTTGGGAAGGTACCGAAAAAGTCACCTCTGGACAAGGAGCTAACGCCTGGGGGTACGGTGGCGAGCTTGAATTCAAGAATAAAATCGCTGATACGATGGTGGCTAAACCTACGAACTATGTCTTTAGAGCTATGAGCGCAGGCGACCTTCCGTTTCGCTACTCAGCCTTCGAGAACGCTATTAGAACTGAAGCCAAACGACAAGGTATGAACCAGGGCTATAAGGGCCAGGCTCTTCAAGACTACATCAATAGCCGAGTAGCTACTCCAGATCCTGACTTACAAGCTTACGGCATCAAGAAGGGTAATGAGTCCGTATACGACGCAGACACCTTCTTGTCACGCACAATGTCGTCATTAGACAAGCAGATAAACAAAATCGACAACAAACGTGGTAGGCAGATAGCAAGAGGCGCTAAAACCTTAATTGCGCCTTTCGTGAAGGTGCCGAGTAAGGTGTTGTCCACCGCTGTTGACTACTCCCCAGTAGGCGCAGTGCAGACAGTAGTGAAAAAGGTTGGTGGTTCTAAAAACTACTCTGTAGGACAATTTGAGACCGACCTCGCTAAATCTGGCCTAGGCTCTACCGCATTTGTCGGGTTAGGCTATGCCCTGTCATCAGCTGGACTCCTAACTGGTGGATACCCAGAAGAGCAAAAAGAGAGAGACCGCTGGAAAGCTGAAGGCATTGAGCCAAACAGTGTAAAAATTGGTGACAAGTATGTTTCGCTTAACTACTTAGGCCCTGCAGCTATCTTGATGGGTATGGGCGCAGGTGTACAAAAGAGACAAGAAAAAGGCCAAGATCCGTTTACTATCTCTGTTGGTGCTGTAGGTGATACCTTCAATGCCTTCTTCGAGCAATCCTACGTACAAGGCTTGAACAACGCAATCAACGCAGTCAAAGATAGCCAAAGATACGGCGAAAGTTTCGCAAACAGCTTAGCAAGAGGTTTAGTACCAAACTTACTCCGACAAACAGCCGTAGCGACTGACGATAAGCAAAGGCAAGTCGACAATCCTCTAGAAGCTATCACTTCTGGTATTCCTGGTTTATCAAAGACGCTAGACGCCAAAGTAGACGTCTATGGCCGAGAAATCGAGAACAAACAGACTCTACCACTCGGACAGATGTGGGATGCCCTAAAGATTAGTAATTCAAGAGAGACCAACGGTGTAATAGACGAAGTAAGTAGGTTACATAGCGTAGATCCAAGCAACAAAGACTTGCAAGTAACGCCTCCGCAAGCGCAAAGCTCTGTATCCGTAAATGGGGTAAACGTCAAATTGACAGACAATCAGAAGTCTCAACTACAAAAAGACATCGGCGCAGCCGCACTTGAAGGCATGCAACAAGTTATAAATTCGTCACAATACCAAAGCTTATCTGATGAAGAAAAAGCCTCAGCCTTGAACAAAGCACGAGAAGACGCCCAGAAGCAAGTCAGAAAGCAGTTTATCGAGGCCAATAATATCACGGCTGATAACAACCCTGGTACACGAGAAAGTGGCGGTTCTGCAACTGGTGACTTCGCAAGCAAAGCTATCACTAGCGCAACGGCCAACACTGAAGGCAAGAGCGCTATCACGGCTAATAACTCACTAGGGCAATCAAGCAAAGACATCTTGAATAAATACAACTCGATGTCCAAAGAAGACTGGGACGACTACCTATACGGCAGCAGTGCTGAATCTGCAGCAGCTGAGTACAATTTAGCCAAAGCCAAGTATGAAAACAGTCTTGCCAATGATGAGCTAAACGATGCCCAGAAGATCAAGAAAGAAAAAGAACTCAGAAAGCTCAACGTCTCTAAAGACTGGGAGAAGAAATACCGAGATGCCTATGGCCTTGCTGGCAGCAAATCTGATATGCAAGAATTCCTAAATACTCTAGACGACAATGAGCGTGCAGAAACCGTCGGTATTCTCAATGGCCTTAACCGTGCGATGTACGAAGCTGGTGTGATACAGGCCTCTACCTATAAATCACGATCTAACGCTATCAACGGAACGACAACGGCCAAGAGTAGTAGTGGTCGTAAAAAGAGTTCAAGCAGTAAATCAAGTAGTGGTATGAGCTCGGCAGAAGCTTCGGCGCTCTCAAGCCTCGCAAAAACAATGGTGAAAAACAACAACAGCAATAAAGCTTCTACTCCTAAGGCTCCAGAAACAAAGCGCAAAATGACAAGAACCAAATCTAGTGGCAACAAGACAAGCCTCAGATCTTATTCCACTAATTTGGCGACTAAAGCAACTGTAACTAAAGGGACTAAGCGGAGCATAGTCTAAAGAAAGGAGAAATATGGCAAAAAATCTTAAGATAATCAGAGGTAACACGCAGACAGTTAGAATGACGGTTCTCGATGCTGAATCGGCGCAAGCTATACAGCCAACAGATACCATCTACTTTACTGCTAAGCCAAAGTATGACGAAGACGCCACGGACTCGGCAGCAGTGATTACTAAGACTATGAATGCTAGTGACGTGCTAGATGCTGATGGAGTGTTGACCTTCAAACTCACAGCTTCTGACACCAATGTTACGCCAGCAAAATACGTCTATGACATCGTACTGAGACAAGCTGATTATGACCGAGCAACACTGCTAGACGGTAAGCTAACTATTAAGCCAGCGACAACGCTAAGAGGGTTCTAAATGATAGATGAAGAGATAAACCTAGACATCATAAACATCGAGACCAATGTTTCATCTGGTCCTAATGTTGAGTCATCTATCACTACTGGGATGAATATCACGGATGTTGGTATCGGTGGTCCAAGAGGTGAAAAAGGCGACAAGGGTGACACTGGTTCTCAGGGAGCGAAAGGCGACACTGGAGCAACTGGCCCACAAGGTCCACAAGGTGTCCAAGGCGAAAAGGGCGAAAAAGGTGAAACTGGCGATACAGGACCGCAAGGGGCACAAGGTGAAAAAGGTAGCAAAGGCGATAAAGGAGACAAGGGGGATAAAGGAGACACTGGTGCACAAGGTCCCAAAGGTGATAAAGGCGACAAAGGAGACACAGGAGCGAAAGGTGATACGGGCGAGCAAGGTCCTCAAGGCGAGCAGGGGGATAAAGGTGACAAAGGAGACAAGGGGGATAAAGGCGATACTGGACCTGCTGGGCCAGCAAACACGCTATCTATAGGCACTGTAACAAGTGGCTCTACTGCATCTGCGACAATTACTGGCACTTCACCTAACCAAACCTTAAACTTGACACTTCCTAAAGGCGATAAGGGTGATACTGGAGCACAAGGGCCAACTGGTGCTACTGGCGAGACTGGGCCTCAAGGACCTCAAGGAGAACAAGGGCCACAAGGCGAAACGGGGGCTCAAGGACCAGAAGGCCCTCAAGGGCCGACTGGTGCAACTGGTGCTCAAGGGCCACAAGGGGTTAAGGGTGACACTTCTACTATCACAATCGGAACGACTACTACTTTACCTGCAGGCTCTGACGCTACTGTAACAAACACTGGCACGAGTACAGATGCAATCTTTAACTTCGGAATTCCAAGAGGTGCAGATAGTGGCTATACCCTTCCCCCAGCTACAACGGCTACTCTAGGTGGTGTGATTGTCGGCAACAATCTGACTGTTGAGAGCAGTGGCAAATTATCAGCGACAGTCCCAACTGTAAATGATGCAACCTTGACTATTCAGAAAAACGGGACTAATGTAGAAACCTTTACGGCTAACAGCTCAAGCAACAAAACGGCCAATATCACCGTACCAACCAAAGCTTCAGATATAAATGCCTTACCTGATCGTAGTAGTATGTGTTTTTACGGAACCTGCGATACGGCGGCTGGAACGGCAGCAAAAGTAGTGACCTGCGCTAATTTCACCTCTTCTGACCTCGTAGCAGGCACTAGGCTGACTGTTCACTTTACTAACGCCAACTCATACAACGGCCAGGCAACACTCAACGTCAACGGCACAGGTGCTAAGAATCTCTACTACAATGGTACGACTACTAATGCTAGATATATGTGGGTAACTGGTGAATCTGTAGAGTTTGTTTACAATGGCACACAATGGGCAACGGTAAACGGTGGGCTTGCCACTACATCGTATTACGGCGTAACAAAACTCTCAAGCTCAACGAGCAGCACAAGCACATCGCTTGCTGCCACCCCAAGCGCAGTAAAAGCGGCCTATGACCTAGCTAGCGCCAACAAGACTACACTAGATGGATTGGCTACAGTAGCAACTTCTGGATCATACAGTGACCTATCAGACAAGCCGACGATACCAGCAGCGCAAGTAAACTCTGATTGGAACTCAAATAGTGGCGTATCACAGATACTAAATAAACCAACGCTTGCAACCGTAGCGACAAGTGGTGCATATTCCGACTTATCTGGTAAACCGACTATTCCGACCGTCAATAACGCTACGATAACAGTGACAAACAACGGCAAAACTGTTGGAACGTTCACGACAAACGCTTCTTCGGCCGTAACGATAGCGCTAAAGACTCAGCATACATCATGGGGAGCATATCATGAGCTATAGAAAAATTAACAACAAAGGAGGTAATAGATGACTCTACAAGAGTTAATTAACGCTGTTATGCTCAAGGCTACGGGCAAGCCGACAATCCTTGACAGAAACAACACAAAGTGGGAGAAGATTCGTGGAATTGCGAACTACTACCAGAACGCCTGGCTAAATGAGCCTGGAGTACATTGGAATTCATGTTACGAGAGAGCGAGACAGATAGGGACTATCTCAAATACAGATGAATACAGCTTAGATGATGATATTATGGAAATATCAACGGCAAAAGGTGACAATATCTATGTTTTGACGAATGAGAACGAAAAAATGCCGTTTCAACTCGTCAACTACAACGATTTGAAGAACTACCCGACTGGCAACTACTGCGCCAAACTAGGCCAAAGTCTAGTATTCAATAGCAGATTTGCAGAAGATGATCCGTGCTTTGGGGGTAAGCTATATGTGCCAGTATATGCCTCTCTAGAAGAACTAGAAAACCCAGATGACGATATATTGGTAGACAACCCAGAGTGGCTAGTAACTATGACTGCTGCCGAATATATCCGAAACGATATTGTTAAACAAAACCAATACGGCAACCTAGTCGCAGAGGCTAACAATCTGATGACTTCTATGATTAGGAATAACCGTTCAGGACAAGTACGCCACGTTAGAGGGGGCTGGCGAAACGGAGGAGGTTTAAACTATGATTAATCCACCAAAAGCTACTCAAGCACCAGATATTAAGCGAAAATCTATCCTAGACTGGTCTGTTGGTACTGTAACCGACTATGACTCCCGTAGGATTGTAGAGGACGCCCTAAAATCGTCTGCAAATATGGTGCTAGAGCAAAATGGTGTGATTCGTCCACGTCCGTCTCTCGTAGAGTATGGTCCGCAGCCAAATGGCGAAATCCTAGGAGAGCTGTTTGAATGCAAAGTGGTATCTGGCACAACTTCTACCTTCTATCTAGTTTCCATGCAAAGTGACGGCGAAGATGCCTACATCTACTACTGTCTAGGTGAAGATACTCTATGGACGAAAATCCCAACCAACAGATATGATGCAGAGGCTCCTGCCCACTACGTGCAAGTGGGCGATAAAGTCTTGATTATGAACGGTGTGGATCCACTATCCTACATCGATCTAGCGACCTGGACGATTGTCACATTTACAAAATTATCAGATCCTGCAACACCAACGGCCGTAGCGACTGGGCTTCCTGGCTCTGGTTTCGTGACCTACTATGCAATTACCGCTAACTCATCAGTAGGTGAAACAGCGGCAAGTGGAGATGTGTCCGTGACTATTGGGACAGATAGAGACGAGTGGGATTCAAGCTCTCAGTATATCACTGTAAGCTGGACGGCTGTGACTGATGCCACTGGATACAATGTGTATGTGGGAACAACTACAGATGGTGACGGCAATCCGAAAATGTATCTTTTAAAGGCCAATATAGATCCATCAATCTTGAGTTTTAAAGACGATGGATCATACGCTATAGATATAAGCCGAACCGCACCACACACGAACTCTACAGAGGGCCCAAGGGTGGCACGGGGTACGGTAGTAAACGGTAGAGTCTGGCTTGTGGGTGATGCTGACAACCCGTATTATGTTTGGCATGGTGGGGATTTTGGGCATGAAATTGATTTTGCCCCAGACGGATATGGGGGCGGTTTTACTCCCGTATCCTCTGGTACAAAGGAAGTACCAATCGCCGTAATGCCATTTAGGCGTGGACAAGGTGATTCAACAGTGGTGGTTCTAACTCAAGGCTCTAACGGTTCTGGCCGTAGGTTTCAGATTAGCTACTCTACCGTGGAATATGGCGGCGAACAAAGAGTTGTCTGGTCTCCAACTGAAGACTCTGGCCGTGACGGTACAGATAGCCCAGACGCAGTAGTGACTTACAATAACTCGCTATTCTACCCATCAAGAGACGGATTTAAGACTACTGGCACAATGCCTTCGCTCCAGAACGTGTTATCGACCAGGACAATCTCCACAACAATCCGAGACCAAATAGCGCTCCTCAAGAGTTCTGCTATGGGTAAGGCCGTAGGGCTTGCTTATGAAGGTAAAATCTACTGGGCTCTGCCTGTAGGCTCGACCGAGAATAACAGAGTGTGGGTATACTATCCAGACCAAAAAGGTGCATGGATGGCCTCATGGTATCTAGATGTAAAGTGGATGACTCTGTACAACGACAATGGCGGCAATACTCACTTCCTTATGTACTGCAAGAATGGCAAAATCTACGAGTTAGACCGTGCTACTGCAACATCTGACGACGGAGTGCCGTTTGAGACAGATATGAGCTCTGGTATGGTGCAATTCTCAAAAGACGGGCGTGAGTGGGCCAGGCTGATTCAAATCGTCTTTACCTTCTTAAAACCAAAAGGCGAAATCGCTATCGAGGTAGAAGCTATGACCGAAGATGGCGCCATGAAATACAAACAAACACTCTTACCAGCTGAAGGCTACTCTGCTAGAGGCTGGAGCCAGGTTGTCAATGCAACACCAAGGTTAAGGGGTTGGAGTGAGCCAGGCGATCCGCAAGAGTCTTCTCAAGAATACGTAGATGAGATTGTAGAGATTGACGAAGACATCCAGTGGTTTACCTACTCAATCCATACTGTGAAACCTGGAACAGATTATAAGATTTCCTCGGTCGTGGCGGAGCACGTACCAATAGGAATAAAAGATTTAAGCTGATAGAAAGGAGAATAAGATATGTCAGCAACAATAACAGATTACTTTAACAAAGCCAGCAACATGGGTGGGAGCTACCCAGCTGTTGCTACAGTGACCGCCGCACGATCAACTGGTGGTTCAACTTTGAGCTGCGACGATTTGTCCAGCTGGGCGACAGATACGCCTGTACATTTTTCTACCTTCAAAGTCAATACCGACGGCACTATCGATACATCCACTCAAACTGACTGGAAAGGCATCGTGAACGGCAATACTATAACAGATATGACTAGATTAGCTGGTGCTGCCGACTCTGGTAACGCTTCTGGTGATAGAGTAGAGCTTAATCCTACTATCGGTTGGCTAGATGATCTAATCACTGGTATTTTAGTATCCCACAAGCAAAATGGTGCACTAAAGGACAATGCAGTCACTGAAAGCTCGATTGCCACTGGGGCAGTAACAAACACTAAACTAGGCGATGGTTCAGTCACTTCAGCCAAAATCGGAACAGGGGCGATTAGCTCGTACGACAAAATCGGCGATGATGTGATTCAAGCACGTAATATTAAGTTCTCAGATTTTGCCAGAGCAACTAACCTAAATTCTGGCTACTATGAGATGGGAGACTTGCTTATTTGTTGGGGGCAAACAACGGCGTCATTAGGTACAAGTAGCTATGCCGAAACAATGAAAACTTTTACATTCCCAAAAGCATTCTCGTCAATACCAATGGTTATGGTATCTTGCACTGACGTTGGAGGTTATGTCGGGGAATATACCGTAGTGAATTCATCGTCTACGACATCGACAAGTATAACACTCGGCAAAGTAAGGAGTACAGACCAATCCGTATCTGGTATCGTTCGGTATCTCGCAGTAGGGGTTGCTGCCTCTAACTAGACTTCTTTATCGCAAGTTTAGCTAAATCAATAGCCACCCAACGGCAAGAAGTAGACACTGGATCCCCAGAATCGTGTGTATGCCTGGCGGAAATCTTGAAGCCCGTTTTGGATATATCAGAAGTGTTTATGACTATACCATACACCGAAAAAACACTTCCAGTAACTAACACCGCTGGCGTGTTGTCAAAGGCAGTATTGAAAGATATAGTCTCTTGGCCGCCAGACGTATTAGAATGATAAGCCCAAACAGCTTTCACGCCAACTTGCATAAACTTAGGATCATTGATGAGTGTACTGAGGTCAACATTACGTGCTTGAATCAATATGCGACAAATGTCTCATTAACAGAGGAAAAAGCCCCTTACACGAGGGGCTTTGTATTGAATTCACGCACTAGATCTAATTGTTTCTTCAGAGCATCAGCTGTTGGTTGTGCTACGCACTCAAACAGAGCAATCAATACTATCAATCTCTTCTCAAACGGATCTTTATCCGATATGGCGCCAAACCTCTCTAAGTAGTCCAGATGCCATAAGGCCGCCTTAGCGTCCATCTCTCGTGGTACGGGTATTTCTACTATGTTTTGATGGATATAGTAGTGGAGTGTATTGCGAGGGATATATATTTTGCAATAGTAGTGATCACGTAGCTTGCGAATCGAACCTTGCTTCCATTTGTTCTTCTGCCATAAGATATGATGGCAATCCTTAATGTACGGGCACTCAATCCGTCTATTCTTGCGCTTCTTACGGCGCTTGTTGTAGCGTTTCTTTTTCTTTGACACCTTACTCACCCCCTTCATGTCTAGAAGTACCTTCAAAACGCTTAAAACCACTAATTCAGCTACATTGTACGTGAACTTTAATGTACGCTATAGCCTCTAAAGCTGTAGGCTCTGGACCTGGAAAGCTCTCAATTTGCAGCTTTCCTAAATGGAAGGTCCAGGGCTCACGGCTCTAGAAGGCCGCCCGATTGGACGGCCGACTAGATAGTCTGGTTGACTAGGCGCTTGTGGTGCCAGTGATAGAAGCGACAGCTTTTTTCTTGGCTTCGAGAACGAAGGTGTCGAAGATGAAGCGACCACGAAGCACTGCACCATCAACATTCTCAGAATTTTCGATGATGTCAGTTTTGTGGATTTGGCGAGCACCAAGAACAGCTTTCTTCTGCCAGAGAACAGCTAAAGTGTTAGCTGGGAAGTAAGTGGAAGGTACCTTAACCACTGCCATACCATCTAATTCACCAACAAAACCACGAGGAACGAGTTTGTCGTTGTAACCAGTGGCATACACACCAGTGGTGATGTCACCTTTGATTTTGTTATAGAAGGCAGGAGTTACGAACATCACACGATCATTCATAGGAGCCTTAGCTTCGTCAAGTTTTGCAGAAGCTTCTAAGACGGCTTCGTAAGCGTTTCCACTACCAAGGGTGTAAGAAACAGCCTGGCCGTTAGCGGTTGCAGCGGTAGCCGCAGTTGCAATACGATCTGCATCGATTTCAGGGATAACCTGTTCGTCCATCTCAGCACGGAGAACCTGGCCAGCTTTTTTGGCGAGACCACCTTGGAGATAGTTACCACGGTCAATCGCAATCTTGAAGCATTTGTCGTTAGCTAATTGATAGGTAGCGACAGTGTCTTGCAATTCAGCGTTACCACCGAAGCGGTCGCCAGTCGAAGTGCGATCATAGTTAGAAGTTGCTACAGTTGTTGGAGTGACAACATTGATGGTTTGAACGCCATCGAAGTCATAGTCACGGTTTACAAATTTATCAGTATAGGAGCCCTGTGCAAACGCAAGGTCCATCTTGCTCGAATACTTGTTAGCTATTGCTACAGTCATTTTAGTCCTTTCGTTTAATTGGTTAGTTAATGCAACTACCCATTCATAAACCCAGCAAGGAATTCGTCATCTTCATCGTTAGAAGACGGTGCTTTTGCGGAACTGCTGACATCAGCGTTATTCATCATATCTAGCGCAGCTTTACGGCCAGAAGTCTTACCTGCAACATCACCAGAAGCTTTGGCTTTCGCAATCGCAGAGTAGACTTGGTAAGGCGATAATCTAGAACCAATTACTTGGCCCGTATTGTCGTCTACAATCAGTGAGCTCTGCATGATTTCATCAGCCGCTGCAGTGAGTTCAGGGTTGTACTGGTCGGATTCAGGATCAAAGATTGGATAATCTTTAATCACCTGATTAGCTTCAGTAGATAACTGAATTCGGCTATCGGCAACACGCTCTACATAGTCTTCAAACGCTTTCTGCTTCTCTAGAGCGTCAATACGCTGGTTGAGACGCAGGTTTTCGGCCTCAGCACGAGTGTAATAGTCACCCGTATTGGGGTTGATTTGTCCGACAAGAGACTCTACCTCTGGTAGTGCCTGCTCGTTCTCAAGGTCGAATTTCTTTCGACTTAGAGCAGCAATCTCTTCTCGTAGAGCATTCCGTTCTGCTACCTTGTCACGGATTTCAGTGTTAAGTTGCTGTTTGCGCTCTTCAGCACGGTTTGACTTTTCTTCTGATTCAGTAGGTTCAGACTCTTCAATCTCTTTAGGCTCTTCTGCTTCTTCAGCTTCAGAGTCTTCTTCGGATTGAGCTTTCTCCTCTTCAGGAGTGTCTGCCTCGCCCGTAAATCCGAGGACGAACTCATCGTCATTAGAATTGTCGGTGTCGGTATTGTTTTCTACGGTTGGCGCTTCCGTTATAGTGGTTTCGACATCCACTGGCTCTTTTACGCCTGTGTTAGCATCATCTGCCATGTTTTATCTCCTTTTACTTTTACGACTGTTAGGCGTCGATTCCTTAGGGGCGAGATAGCCCCTGTTGTACCTCTCTTGGAAAGGGGGAAGGCCAAGAGAAATACAACAGGAGTTACTTCAACGGTTTATTGTCATCAAACATCCTCACTTTCGTTTCAAGGTTCTTTAGATATTTACGCAAGATAGTACAGACCTGCTTATTCACTTCAACTTCACGCATAAAAGCTTCTGGATCTTTTGTCTCGGTAATCGAGTCGACCTTCTCTCTGAAGGCAATTTCGGCCCTCAAGCTCTCTATTTCAGCGGTAATTAGAGGTCGTTCCTTGATAAACGAGTTTTTATCCTGTCGGAGCTTCTTCTGTTGCTCTTTTGGTGGAGCAATTAAGCGTTCTGTACTAACTTGGTAAAAGTTATCTTCCATTGCCGACTAGCCTCTCTAATTGGTTAGCGACTTGCTCTGGTGGTATACCTGCTTGCACTGCATGAATTGCGTCAGCAATAGCTTCATCTGGTACACCTTGAGCACGTAGAGCGGATACTACACCTTCAATATCGGCATCTGGTTCAACTACTGGTTCGCCTGCTGTTTCTTCGGCCAATTCGGCTTCTGTTGGCGTCTCAAATTGGTCTAGGTCAACGGTTAGATCTTCGGAGTCTTCAACTCCACTGTTAGCGACAATCTTATTCCAGCAAGCAGCAAGCTTTTCTTGAGGGATAATTTGCGACAGAGAAGGAGTTGCAGCTATTTGCAAGAGTAACTGCAACGCTTCTAGCTGTTCTGATTGCCCATTTAGTTTCGAGGTGGAGGCATCGACTCTAAAATGCAAAGCAGGAGTAGCGGAAGAATAATCAATACGCACTTTGTTATTGCTGTCAACGAATCCATCTTCTAGTTTTCCTTCCTTTTCTAGCTCACGGAGCTTATCGGCGGTTTTTCTGTCGAGCTGTAGCTCTTCTACACCTTCACGCTCAGCAAAATAGACGTTTATAGCTGTTTCTGCCCAGTTTTCGAAAAATGATTCGAAGTTCTTGCGGATATAGTTATCGTCGGCAGACATTAACTCTTTTTGCTGCTTCAAAGCAGTAGGGGTTTTACCAAAGCCAGGGTTCCCAACTTCTGCGCTAACTGTAGTGTCGCCACCAGAGTTAAACAGAGCATAGAGCTGTGTCTTGTTGAGCGCATAAATGTTTGGATAGTTTGCAATAGCGCTGGTATCAACAGATAGGGGTTCGATTCGGTTCTTTGGATCGTCACCCATATCAACTAGCGCATTGGCCTCATAAATAGCCTGGGTAGTGTCTACATTGCCATAAACCAATACTGGAGGAGCAAGTCCTAGAGCACGGTTAAACTTGTAAGCACGCATATCAGCGTCAATCATGTTCTGCATACCGCCGACAATCTCTACAATGGAACGACCAAACGGATTAGAGCCGTCTACATCAGAGTAGAAATAGTCTACTGGCGGTAATCCACGTGGATCCTTGTTTTTCTTGCGTCGGACGATAGTCCCGTCTTCACCTTCGTTAGCAGGACATCCAGTGTAGAATATCGCACCTACACCCTTCTGGAAGCCCATCACAACTTCTATGCCAGAAGAGTCAATACCAAGCCTTTCCTCTGCACGAGTTCTAGCTTCTGCATCCTTCGTGGTGATGTTTTTCTTCACCTCTTGTAAGGCTTTCGTATCCCATGTGGAAGTATATTCGCCGCCATTTTTCTCGACTTCTTCGGCAATCTTCTTGTCGGCCTCTAGGATTTGGTCGATAGTCTCTGGTTGCCACCATGAGCGCATAAAGAAGTAGTCACAATCGTAGAAGGACTTTTTGCCAGGCTGGAAGAATATATCACCCCAATACACTAGAGAAGCATCGGTAGTGAATTCTCGGCCACGCTTCAAGAACGGAGTGTAAACGGCCTGCCCACCTACTACGAGGCCGTTTTCCACTGTGGACCAGAATTTCTGGATCAAATCATAATCGGAGTTAGCATAAGGGATAATTTTGTTTAGAAGGATAAACTCTGCTACGATAGGTAGCCAGTCATCGTCATCATCAGAAGAAACTACGCCTGTAGGTAGTTGTTGGATAATTCGTTTTGGGGTTTTTCGTATGAGCGAGGCAGTAGTTCCATCGGATACTCTAGCGTACTCTTGTGGAGTGCCTGGCTCGGTCTCATTTCGTGCAATTCTCACAAATTCGTCAAAAGGTTCAGTCCACTGTCTCGTCCAGTCGACGGCTTTGTGGTATTTATGCCAAAAGTTTTTCTCTGTAAGAAACTGATTCACTCATCATACATTCTTTCTGCTCGTTTCTCGTCTTTAAAGTAAACCAAGCTTACCACCACTATATTTTGTATTCGGAACCCTTGTCAAGAATTGTAAACTTTTTTATGGCGTACCTTGTACCTCTGTTAGCTGACGCTCCAGTACGTCTAATTTGGAATTCGGCCTCAACAAGCTTGCCAGCTTCGTACAATCTTTGCTCTTCATCGGCGAAGCGTATGTACTCTTCGTCTTGGTCGGCACGATCACGTATCTCGATACTTTCTTCCGTGTGTACCTTCTTTGGTGCGACAAAAGAGCCACCGACAATAGACTGGCTAACTTCTACCAGTTTATTGCCTTGTACCTCCGTGATTGACCTTTTGCCATATTCTATTTTTCCCATATTGCTCCTAAAAGATTTTGTTTAGCGTTGACTTTTGGGTACGCACAACCTTAATCTTAACCTGCCTGGCCACCACAAGCTCTGATTCAGCTATCAATGCGTAGATAAATGCGCTAGAGCTGTGGCTAGACCAGTCATGTGTAGGTTTAGCTCTCAAAATACGGTTTTTTTCGTCATAATCGTAGTGATAGGCCCTCAAACACTCCAGCCCACGCTGGCACTTCTCCTCATCGAACCAACAAAGAGATAACTTCGGACGTGCCACCATGTCAATATCGTCTTGACCAGGAGTAAAATTAGTCGGCCGCAATACTCTTACATCAGCAAAGCCGTTGTCGGTAAAGAATTCCACTCTTGTCTTGTTGGTCTGTAGCTCTCTCTGTTTAGCATCATGTGGCAGGAAGTGGGTAGCATAGTTGTAAGGTTTAGATCGAAGCAGCGCCAAATAGTGTCCCAAATCTTCGCCAGAATTCTCGTAGTGGTCGATAAAGTGGATTTCACGTCCAATAATTTGGAAGAACCAGATAGCTGTGCAGTCGCCAATACCTAAATCCCAAGCCGTATACACTGGTGCTGCGCCATCATACGGTACCTTTGTGATACGCCCTTCTTCTCGTGCCTGGGCTAATTGTTTGCCAAATACAGAACCAGTCTTGGCCGTGAGCGGCATACCTAACCAGACGTGCTCGTATAGGTCGGGATTTTCTTTTTTCATCTTCTCACGCTCAAATATCACCTCTGGTGAAAGTAGTTTCTCGATAGCATCTGAATTTATCTGTCTCACGTAGGTTCGCTCGTCAGGATTGCCAGCTACTCGCTCCCAAATTGGATCATTCTCACTTAGTCTGTTAAACGTCCAAATGAAGTATGAGCCAGATTTACGAACAGTAGGGATAAGTATGTCGATTGACTCTGTACTGAATGTCGACGCTTCTTCGCCCCAACAGATGTCTAAACCTTCTAATGATTTGATAGACTGAGGGTTATTTCTCACACCTCTAAAGATAAATTCCGAACCATTGCTATTTCTGATGGCCTCTCTTGTGATTTCCCAGCCAGGCAGATTGTACTTTGCGATGATGTCTGCAATAAGTTTGTGTACCGAGTCAGCGATGCTAGCCTGGTACTCACGAGCACAGAGTATACGTAACTTTTCGCTAGTAGCTTTGATGGCCAGCACTTCTGCTACGGTTGTAGACTTGCCAGAGGAACGTCCACCATGGAAGCATATATGCCGCCACTCCTTTGTCGGTTGCACTAATTCGCTAAATTGAGCTGGTATTTCTACGTCTATTTCCATCTTTTAACCTCCGTAGTTTCTCAAAGTTATGTTGATACTTTTTACCTCTGCATTGATGTCTAGTTTGTCGTGGCTCTCCATCTTGCCCCAGGCCTCTTCTTTGAGCGCCTTGTATGCCTGCACGTCACCAACGTCAATAGCTTTTCGGGCCATGCTCGCATCCATAGCTGTCTCGATAGTGTAGTTGTCTGAACCGATACCAAGCTCGTCTAGTTTTTCTATCATTTTTGGATCTTTTACTGCCAGCTCCAATATCATCCGTGCTTGCTCTCTACGGTCTCGTTTTTCACGTCGAACCTGTCCGCTCTTGATGCCACCTTTTTTGGCATTTTTTCTAACTTCGCTCGGGCTTCGCTTGTCATTCGGAATAAGATTTTGTGGGTTGCCACGCTGCTTTTTTGTCACTACAGAAACACCTGCTGACTTCTTGTCGCTGGTCTTCTTTGTAGTCTTGGCATCCTTTACTTTATCCATTATCCTCCTTAGATTTTACTTTTTCATCGCTTCTATGGGCTAGACTCATCCCTTTAACGAAGCTCGTTACCTCAAATCGATTAGCGTATCTGTACACTTCGTAGATGCTCTCTAAGTCTCTGCGCATCAATTCTTGCCTAAATCTGCTCCACGATTCAGTGTAGTGGCCTTTTGGCGCTCCGTATCTGTGGAATATGGCAGTTACTGACGGAGTTTCAACAGTTATATGGTAAATATCGTTAAATATGACCTTTCCCCAGGCAAATGTGCGCTCGTTTATAGTCCCAACCTTGAAGCGCCCCACCTTGCTACCTCACTATACGGCACAACCTTAGCCGAATTAGTTTATCTGCACGTTCTTTTGTCACCATGTAAGGTTCGGGACCAGCTTTTATGAGTTGTTTTAACTCTAGATCATAATAGTCTGCGATACACTCTATCTTCGTATCTGGTTTTGGCGGCTCATAGTAGCTTGGTTCGTTGACGAGAAACTTATTCCAACTGTCTTTTGGTGGCTTGTAGGTAAATGGTGTCTGTGGTTCGAACATCTTTTCGGCCACCTCTTTGACGTTCTTCATATCCCAATCACATTGTAGTGTCGCCCCTTCGGG